ATTTTGAAACTAGGTTTCAATATACTTTGTATGATGACTTTAAGTTGTATTATTGTTATGACAACGGTGTTTATAAACATGCATTAATTCAAAAAGACAACTCAGTTTTTAAAGGTTGTTATAATAAGTTACCCCTTAAAGATGACTTAGAAGACTTTTGTACCGATTTCAATAAGTCTTTTTCTAATGTTATCACAAGAGAAAATGTTGCATACAACATGATAAATATTTTTCATAAAACAGAGGTTAATAATGATTAAAGAAGTAAATATAGAATATGATTGGTCTCTCCCTTTACTAGCAGATTATTCTGCTCACAAAGGAACATGTATAGCCTATCAACCAACAGATATGCCTGAAATATATGAGCCTTATGGGGGAATGCCTGATACTTACGTACTCGAAAATACTACTATCCATCAGCTTTGGTGGGATGATAATAAATATTTTAAAGAACTAGGAGATCTTTTAGATGTTGAGGTAAAAAGTATTTCCACGATTAAGCAACCTCCTGGCAACTGTGTCACAAGGCACAGAGACTTTTTTTATAAGATTAAGACTGAGTATCCCGAAGACACACGTACACCTGTACGTGCTAATATTTATTTAGAAGATTGGGATCCAGGACACATTATCCAATATGAAGATGATAAAGGAGAATGGCAAAATTCTACCCACTGGAAGGCTGGCGAAGGATTCTTATGGGACGAAGGTCATGAACACATATCTATGAACGCCGGACTTAAAGCAAAATACACAATCCAAGTTTCTGGATTTTTAAAGGAGTAAGTAATGAGTAAAAAAGCACCAATGATGAACGGTGGTAAGCCAAAAATGCAACGTAAAGATGATGGCCTAACACCAGCACAACGCAAGCTTCCACCAGCACTTCAAGCTGCTATCCTTAAAAAGATGAAATCAAAGTGAGTTGGCTTAATTATATACTAAACACGCACAAGTCAGGAGAAGGATTTTGGGGTTGCAACGGACAAGACCCTGAAATCTTTCGCCATATAATTGAAGGTGTTTATGAAACTTATAACATCAATCATATTCTTGAAATAGGATTTAATATCGGTTGTTCAGCTTCCATGTGGTTAGAGTGGCATCCACAACAAACTGTAAAACTTACAGCTGTTGACATTTGTAAACATGGAGCTACAAAACCTGCTTCAGAAACCGTCAAAGAACGCTATGGCGATAGATTTAATTTTATTGCTTCAGATAGTAAATTGGCTAAACCCCTATTAGAAGATACAAAGTTTGACATGGCCTTTATTGATGGCTGTCATGGTTATGAATCAGTTATTTCTGACACAAAAATGGCAATTGAACTAGGGGCGACCGTATTGCTTTATGATGACTGGCATGAGTCAGATAATGAACATAAAGGAACCAATGGAGTTAAGCACGCGACTATGACACTTGAAAAAGAAGAGTTAACAAAACTTGAAAAAATATACTATATAGAAGGAGTGCCATCACAGGTAGCTGTCTTCAAAGCACAATAAAAAGGAGTTCCCCTCATGAACTTAGATTATAAAAAAGCTGCACTTGCAGCAGGTTTTGCGCTTGGTGTTTACAGAAACCAAGACGAAGTTGGAAAATTACTACAAGATATTGGGTATAATGAATGGGCTTGGTTTGATAAAGAAGGCACGCAAGCTTTTTGTTGCCGCAAAAGTAATGCAAATGAAATCTTCATTGTATTTAGAGGAACTGAGCCCACACAGTTGAAAGATATTTTAGCTGATCTCAAGGCTTGGCCCAAGCAGGCACGAGAAAAGGGTTTAGTTCATTTTGGGTTTGCACAAGCTATAGATAAAGTCTATGATGGTATAGTTCAGTGGATTTCTGAACAAAACCTTGACGATGGGTACAAAATTACGTGTACGGGGCATTCGTTAGGAGCTGCATTAGCTACCATATGTGCTAGTCGGTTGGACGCACACGAACTCTATACATTCGGTTCCCCCCGTGTAGGTAATCGCGCCTTCGTCAAAGAAATGAAGAATGATGGAATCAAACATTGGCGTTTTGTAAACAACAATGATATTGTGACAAAAGTTCCATTGCCGATTATTTTTCGCCATAGCGGTGAGATTGTGTATATTAACCATCATGGTAATATCAGAAAAATGTCTCGTTGGCAAAGAATTAAGGATCAATGGAGAGGTCGTATGCGCGCTTTAGCTAAGGGTCAGCCTTTTGACGGTGCTTTTGATCATTCAATGGATTTATATTACCAAAAAGTGCAGAATGTCTACTTACAGAGCCAGAAGTAAATGTCCAATCTGTTCTCAAGAAGAAGAGGTTTGGTTTCAAAACGGTAAGATTGAACCCCTTGATTTAGTTGAATGTTCAAGCTGTGAACAAGTCTATGAACCTCAACACTTTATCTCTTCTTTTCTTGATTTAAGACAAAATTCAACAATCTCATCTAACTATGCTGTAATGATTGCCGCTCTTTAATTGCTTAATGCTTGAAAATAAGTTATATTAACTTATATTTTCAACAAGGAGTAACTAATGGCTAAGAAAAGACAGCGTCAAAAACAAGTCTCAAAAGGTATCACCCACCAAAACCCAAACCGTTTCGGTAACCGTATTCAAAAAGCTATGCGGCTTGAGTATGTAGGTTCTGAAGCTGAAATGAATAATAAAGTCAAAGCATGGCGTGCAGGTAAAAATGTAATGCTTACTGTTGTAAATCCTGATAAAAATAATACTAAAGAACGCATGATTCGCATCCCTGCTATTGATGTCTGGGGTTTTCCACGTCAAGCTAACCTTCGGATGAGGTAATAATGAAACTTAGTGATATTAAAGCAAAAATTGGCGAAGGTACTGACTTTGACTTAGACTATGGTAAACTTCTTATCATCGCTCTTTGTATCTACATTGCAGTACAGGTTTCTTAATGCCTGAAGGACCAGAATGCACTCGTACAGCTCGTCAAGTAGATCGGGCTGTACGTGGTAAGTCTCTAGTAAACATTAATTTTATTTCTGGTAGGTATGTAAAAAACGTACCTACTGGGTTTTCTGAGTTTTATTTTGCACTAGATGAAAAACATCTTCCAGTTAAGGGTGTATTTAATAAAGGCAAATTCATTTGGTGGGAGTTTGGCGATCTCTTACCAATTTGCTATATGTATACTACTCTGGGTATGAGTGGTAATTTTAAACTCCAACCATCAAAACACACTCGTATTGCGTTTTATTTTGATGATGATACGGCGGTATACTATAATGATCAACGTAATTTTGGCACTGTTAAGTTTGTTTTTGATAATAAGGATCATCAGAAGAAACTGGATTCTATTGGGCCTGATATGCTTAATAATCCTTGTACTCTACCCGAATTTTTACGTATTGCTCGTCTCAAACCCAGATGGACAATGGTTAAATGGCTTATGGATCAGTCTCAGATATCTGGTGTTGGAAATATCTACAAATCTGAATCACTTTTTCTAGCAGGTATTAGACCTGATAGAATTTTAGAAAGTTGCAGTGATGAAGAACTTGAGAAACTATACCATGCAGTGTGTAAAATACTTAAAGCTTCCTATGAAACAGGTGGAGCCACTATTCGTAATTATTCCGACTTATATAATAATCACGGTAATTATACTCGTTTTGCTAGCAATCCAACCGAGATTGTTGCTGCTAGGGGTGGGCATGTGATGGTCTATAATCAGAAACAGGATATTTATGGAAATCCAGTTGAAAAGGTAAAACTTAATGATGGACGAACAACTTTTTGGTCTCCCACAATACAAAAATAAAAATTTATTAGAATTTTTGAACGATTACATAGAAACAATAAATGTTACCAAGGGTGATTGTGAATCTGCTAGCTTAACTCTATGTTGGTATTTATCAGACATAAAATGTTTAGCAGCTCAAGCTGGCGGGCACACAGTAGTTTTATTCGATCAAAAATGTTGGGTTGACTTAGCGGTTGGAATCATTTTGAATAAAGATTTTTCACAATATCAAAAACTTAAAAATTTTAATCAAGATGGATTTGATTTCTTTTGGGGAGTAAATGGTAGTGTAACTAATTCTGACTTCGCATTTACACTTATAAAAGTTTTGTATTACAAAAAGCAAAAATTTAAATGATGAAGAACTATCTATTAGATTCCTGCAGCCCAGACTTAATTTCTTATGGAGATAGTTTCTCTGTAGGAGAAGAGTTATTTGAACAT